GCCTTCGCCTCCGCGCTGCCTGACTCTGATGCCATCCCCGGCTTCGAAGTCTCGAACGCCACGGACGCCGGCACGGGTCTCGGTGTGCAGGTGCTCGTCGGCATGGAACAGAGCGGTTACCTCAACGTCACGGCCACCCTGATGTTCGGCGCCGCTGTCGGTCGCGCCACCTCCCTCGTCCGCCTCAAGACCGCCTAATAGCGGCCAAGGCTACGAACTTAGGGGGCTCCGAAAGGGGCCCCTTTTTTGTGCCTAGTTCCCAAAGGCGGCAATGATAGGATGAGCCTCTACGCTGACTTTCTCGCTGACGCCAAAGAGATGATCGCGGACTTCGGCGTGGCCGGAACCGCCAACTCTGGGGCCATTACCTTTCAGTGCCTTATCTCCGACCCCGCCGTGATGACCGTCCTCGAAGCAGGGGGGTACATGGAGCGGACCCAGTACTCGGTCAGGCTCCCTGCTGTAACGGCCTCCTGGACGCTCCCAGACGGCACTACGGGGTCCTCGGCGGCCCTACTGTCGGCAGGCGTCCCCATCGCCAGCCTAGGCCAGGGGAAGAAGATTGTCGCTGGCGGGAAGACCGTCCGCATCACGACCCAGACCTACAAGCCCGGGTCGGCATGGATCACGCTCGTCGTCATCGACGATAACCAGTAACCTCGGTGGTCTCGGTCAGCATCAGTCCGAAGTCTCAGGCTGAGTTCATCGCGGCCCTCCGTCAGTTCGCGGCTAACACCGGGCAGACCATGCGGGACGCGGCGCTTGAACAAGCCGCCCTTGCCTGCCAAGACGCGGCAACCTTTACCCCTCCCCTGCCCAAGGGCGGAGGCCGTGGCCTCTCGAAGGCCGCCCAGACCGCTGGCGACCAAGCCGTGGCTGGGGACATCAAGAAACTCTTTGTGGCCGCCAACGACCGTAACGCCAACTCGGCTGCGGCCCTCCTCGGCAACCAACTGGCCTACGCCACCAAGGCCAACGACATCGGGCTGTTTAACAAGATTATCGGCAAGGGCACGCTTCAGGCGCTGAAGGGTCTCCCGCCGATCATGCGGAAGATTGCCAATGACCAGGACTATACCCGGGCGTTCGCCAAGGCTAAGAACTACTTTAACACGACCAACCCTGTGATGACCGACTACGGTCAGGGCTTCGTCAATGAGCTGCGCCCGCCGCACAACCGCATCAAGGGCAAGTTCGGTGGCCGCATTGGCAAGAATGTCCGCCCGACTAAAATCAAGATGCTCGTCGAGTCTAAGTCAGACCTCGACCAATACATCCGCGACCGCCAGCAGATGGTCGGCATGATCAAGTCGGGATGGGCGTCCGCGCTACGCTCCCTGCCCAAGCCCCGCATCAACGGCGTCCCGAAAGACTTCGGCGTCGACCTGCTCAAGGTAGCCTGGATTAACCGGCACACCCAAGTCCGCGGAACCAACAGCCTCTTGGCCACCGAGAAGGTCGTCGAGCTGAGCGTGACCAATACCCAGGGCAACGTGAACAACATTGGCGTCGACGCCTCCGTACTTCCCTTGGTCTACGCAAACCGTATCAAACAGATGAAGGCTCGCTTTGAGAAACACATGAACTCCACCATCCAGCTGGCTAACCGCCGCTAACCTTTATGGGCACCAAATCCATCCGTCACATCGTCGAGGCCACCGTCGCGACCTACCTCTCGACCCAGACCGGGCTGACCACCGTCACGTTCCTGACCGGGGACAGCGCCGCGACCCAGACCCTGCCCAAGGCCGTGGTGCTCTGCGAAGCCGCCCGGGCACCGTCCGACCTCCCCGAAGGCGAAGGCAACTTCTCCTGCTCGGTCCGCATCACCCTGTTCTCGAACGCCGACGACACAACCCTCGCCGATCACCGCGCCCGATGCGCCGCCCTGTCCGGCAATATGCGTGACCTGACGTCCATCAAGGCGGCCTTCACGGCCACAGGCGACGCGTCCTGCTATGACGTCACGATGCAGTCCGAAGACGAGGGTATCGACGAGCGCTCCTGGGCGACCTCGTTCACCTTCGACATCCTGACGGTCTTCCCCGCGTAAGGTTACCAAAGCGAGCATATTCAAATGGCCGCTATCTCTAACGGAACGACCTGCCTCTACGGTGTTGCGGGCACTGTCACCAACCTCTTCGTGCAGTCCTATTCGCTGTCCTCCTCGTTCAACGCCGAGGCCACGGTGGTCGACGAAGCGGGCCTGACCAAGACCCACCGCCTCGACGATCGTAAGTCCGAGATTACGGTCGAAGGTATCTGCAAGACCTCCACGATGCCTTCCCTCGGCGCCGCTCTCAGCTTCACGCTGAACGCCGCCACCGCCTACCCGGCTGGCTCGGCCTCCGTTTCCTTTGTTGGCACCATCACCAAGATTGACGAGAAGGGCTCCAACAAGGGCTTTACCGCAGTCACCGTGACGGCCATCGACTACGAAGGCATCACGCCTGCCTAATTGACTTAGTCCCAAGTGGGCTACACTAGGCGGCATGGACAAACGGTTCCTCGCTGCCTTTATCGACCCGGCACCTTTTCGGCTGCTGGGTCGTTCCCTTTACCCATGGTGCCTGAAGTACCGGGTGCGTCTGATGGCCTTTGACTCCCCGCTGGTGACAGGCTCTCGCGGCGTGACGCCTGCCGACCTTATCTTCGCCTGCCAAGTGTGCGCCGAGGAACCCCTGGGCGGCATCGGTTGGCGCGATCAGCTGCGGATGATGCACCTGTCCCGCAACCCTGCCAAGTTCGAGAAGATGCTCGAAGCCTTCGCCGGATACATCCTAGTCCAGGACTGGCCTAAGTTCTGGGAGCAGACGGCCAAGAAGAGCAGCGGAGGAAGCAAGGGCGTGCCTTGGCCGCTGTCTATCGTCGCCAACCTTATCACCAACGGCATCGACGAGAAGCGCGCGTGGGAGATGCCGGAGTGTCAGGCCATCTGGCTTAACTCCGCCCTGGCTATCTCCAAGGGTGCGGACGTGGCGATCATGTCGCCAGAGGAAGAAGCCTTCATGGCCGAGGAGGAAGCCAAGGACGCCGCGGCCACCGCTTCCAATCCTGCAAAGGTAACTACTCCCTGACATGGCCCAAGACCTGACAGTCAATATCAAGACCACCTCCGACGTCCCGCAGGCAATGGACCGGGCAAAGCAGGCAACGACCGAGTTCGGCAAGCAGGCAGAGGCAGTCAACAAGCGCTTCAAGGACTCCATCAAGGACATCCTGCTTTCCACGGTTGGCCCTATGGCAGCGCTCGCACTGGTCACCAATAGGATTAACGAATACTTTGAGAAGATTAAGCAGGCTCAGGCTGACGCTAACCAGTCTGCCATTGATGGCATCAATGAGCGCATGGCGAAGGAGGACGTCTATTACGCCCGCAAGGTTGCTCGGCTCAAGGAAGACAAGAAAGAATCCGAGTCCGCCAGACTCCAGCCTCAGACTACTGCCTTTGAGTTCTTAATGAATGACCCAAGGGCGGGTGCCGAGTTTGGATTTAAGCCAAGCAAGCAACCTGCCTTTGGTCTTCCTGGCGTGACTGCCGGTGAACAGATCGCCGAGACTTTATCTGGAAGGAAAAGTATTCAGGAACGCGTCAGGCAAATCATCGCTGAAGACCTAGCAAAGAATGGGATGATTCCCAAGGGTGGCGAAGGCGTCAAAGACAAGACCGCCACTAACTTCAAAGGCCCCGAGGGCTTCTCAAATGTCGTCGGCGTCGGCGCTAACCCGGTCATGGAGGCCATGAACCTTCAGCTCGAAGAAGCCCAGAAGCAGACCGCCCTGCTCGAGAAGATTGCCAGCCCCGAAGGCGGCGTCCCCAAAGACTTTACCAAAGACTCTAAATAACCATGGCACGCATCGACCAGGGCAACTCGCTCGCATCAGTCCTACTTCAACCAGGGGCAAAGTTCCAAGAAGACGGCTACGGCCTGACCACGGGCAGCTGCACCTTCAAAGCGGCGAACACCGCGTCCGTAGGTAGCACCATCAACCGCGGTTCCGCTTGCCCGATCGCCGCCTACAGTTACTGCAAGGCGCACAAGTTCAGCGTGACCTTCGACGCCCTTGGCATTGCCGTCTACGTCGTGGACTACGTCGGCATGAACCCGAGCGGTTACGCCGTCTACACGGATCGTCAGGTCGGCGTCTCTCGGGGCCTGACGTCCGAGCACATCAGCACCCACACCAACTTCTTCACGGCCACGACCGGCATCGCGGGCCCTACCCCGTTCACCGCGTCGACAATCGTCCCGACCGAGTTCAACGGACTGAACGGCGCACATTTCGAGAAAGCCTCGGGCGGCAAGTTCCTTGGGTTCAAGGACCCAGCGGCTCCGCTCTACTACGGCAAGACAAACTACCTTGCCCCGCAGACCTCCTTCTCTGGTCACTTCTACACGACCTCCAGCACCGCGCCTAAAGAGTTTGTCGCCCGAGTCGGCAAGACCTCTGGAACGGGTGCCTTCTACGCCCTCGACTTGTTGCCGTCCTACATGGGAACCTCCTTCGTGACGGCCACCGGCTCCCGCAATCAGCTGCTCCTGGCTCAGGTCAACGTCGAGGACTTCGGTTCACTGTACAAAGTGAACTACGAGATCCGTTACAACCGTGACGGCTATGTCGCCGCGGTCTACCCTGCCGCCTAATCATGCAACCCGGCGTCGGCTATCGTTTCGTCTCATCGTCCCAGGGAGTAACCCTAGACATCGGTGACCCGTGGCCGGACAAAGATGGCGGAGATGGGCTATGCCCCCTTGAAGCCTACGCCCTTCGCGAGGTCTCTGGGGCTATCAAGTTCAACGTCTACCCTGGCATGGTGAACAACCAGCTCGTCAGGTCTAACGACATGGTGCTCCTGACCGACAGCCCGCCTCCTGACATCACGGCATTTACCGGGGGCGTGACGACAAGCCTTCAGACCAACTACGTCTACATCCGCTGCGGGAACACGGCGGCAGCAGGTGCGACCCCCGCAAGTTACCCATCCACATCTGGGGATGGGCGTTCATCCGTCCGCGTATTTGACACCGTGCAGGTCGATTCCGACACCTATTCCTATATCCTGATCGCAGTCCTGACGGCCAAGAAAACCCTTATCCCAGGCTCAGACCCTGCGGCCTATACTTACGAACTAACGCTACAGCGCACGATCGGCTGTAACTCCCTTTGGACTGAGCGCTTCAAGTGCGGGTCTGGAGGGGCGAGCTACTGGTGGAGCGCGGTCTGATATGGCCTTACCTCCCAGGGCTGGGGCTAGGTTGGTTGTTCTAGGAAACCCTGACGCAGTCACGCCATTTCCTGCTGGTGCTGGACCGCTTCCTTACGCTAACACCACGCAAGATTACATCGACGTAACAAGCGCGTACCTTCCTGATCCAGCTTGGCTGCCTCGTCAGCAATCATTCTACTCGTATCAAGATTGGTTTTCTGAATACCCATCTGAATGCGTCGTCAAGGTCAGCCAGGGATTAGACAACACGGCCAACTTTATCCGGCCAGCGTCTACTAACACCGCTGCGGTCGAGTCCACTTATCCGGATAACATCATCACAAGCTACAACCCTGCCGCCCCTTATTACGAGCCAGTCCCTGATCCCAACGGAGACACCGGCGTTTTTTCAGGAAGCACATCGACAGCAAGCCTTAGCAAATACCTGTTTCCACGATGGTATGACGCGACGCCGTATGATATGGCGAACGCTTCAAGCTACGACTATTGGCAGGGCGGTGGCTTCTTCCCGCTGAAAAATCACGATTACATTATCACGCCGACTGGAGGCACGATGAACGCATCCGCGGTATGTTCAGTAGACCTGACAGTGGAGAACCTTCAAAGTAAAGTTCTGAACGAGGATACGACTAATTTTGAGTACTATCCTTTCACCCAAGAAACCTTTGAATATAGGCAGACCGCAAAGGTAAAGATTCCCATCGACTGGGAAGTCTGCTGCTGGAACGACGGCGCCGTGATCACCGGGGGCGTCACCTTCTCATCTATCGACGTCGAGACCGTCCCGCTGGGCGACCTGTTCGACCCTGGCTACGGCTTTCGAGGAATGACGGCAACGACCGGGGAAACCATCACGGAGGATAGTTCCACGACTTGGTCTGTCACCATCTCCTCGTCTTACACCGCCGTCGAGATTGAGATTCCGCCGGTTGCTGGCAAGATGTCGTTCATCACGGACTTCTGGATTCAGTCGGTGACCGCCCCCACTTAATACCT